GTTTCCCACATTTGCGGCGGGATCTCGACCCGTGTCAGCATTTGTGGGGACTGCTTCGCAAACGTCTGATACATTCGGGGAAGGCACGGGTGTTGGACCCGCCAACCTGGCCCCGGATGTTATCGGACCCTCACAGACGCGGGAACCGGTTTGACCGTAAGTTGCAGGGGGTATTCCCCATGTTGAACGCCCGCGTTGACTTTCCCCCCAGAAGAAGCATCTAATGAGACATCGAGAGAAGCAGCTTTCGGGTCACGGCTCTCACCGTCCACGGGTGCTCCAATAGACGCCTGAAATTGTGTCCCGGCGTCGCCATTGGCGGCAAGGCTGGTTGGATTGGCACGGTCTCCGGCGTCTATTTTTATAACGTTTCCGCTCGCGTCGTGATGAGATCATATCTATATCCGCGTTGCTTTCCACCTCGTCCTGTGGTATGCTATGTTTAGCGAGGATGTCATCAGCCATCGCCTTGGGGAATTGTACCCCATTGGAAAGAAGTTGATGGATGTCCTCGTTTTTCACGCAAAACTTCGCTCCGCGCAAAATGCCATAAAATGGCTTCTACACGCATTTTCCCCATCGGAATATACACGCGCCCATCTTCGCTTCTACGGGCATTTATGGCCGTTCCTGATGACTTCTCTGTTTGGCATAGTAAAAGACCTCCCATTTTGGGAGGCCTTTTTCAAATTTTATCCGCGATAGCATCCATCAGCCAGTCCTCAACACTCTCAAAGCCGCAGACCTCTACGGTTCTGCAAATCTGCTCGTAGACTGTTTGGCTGACCTCCACGGAGAGCGTCACCGTTTCTTTTACTTCGGGTTCTGTTTTCTTTCTGGGCATAGCTTATCTCTCCTTTACGGCAGTGAGTACGGTCTCCAAAAGTTTGATGGCGGCGGAGGTGCTTGCCACAGCGTCCAAATCAAGGATGACTGTTTTGCCCCGCTTTTCGTTTCCGTCCTTGTCTATCCAGTTCGGCTTGCATACGCTCAGCTTCCGGCCCTCCCGGAAATATTCGATGATGTTCTTGCCGGTGTTGACGGTAACCGGCTTCTCGGTGTCCCAAACGTTCATAGTGGCTCCTTTCATAGAAAAATCGGATAGGGGATGTATAAAAAAACGCGCGTGCGCGTTGTGATCTTGTGCGGCGGCATACAGGGAAAGCCAGTCGGTAAGCCTCATGGTAACGAGCCATGGGGCTTTATTCTTGCGGTGGAACACTGCCGGGGAACCATCCTGAAACCGTTCTGCGTCCCGTGCAACTTGTTCTACTGCCTTTGCTATGTTCAACTGCTCCACGCGCTTGCACTCAATGTGGATACCGGGTAGGCCAAACACATCAGGCACAGTCCCGTATGTCCTGTTCCCGCCCCATGAAACGGGATACCCGGCGCGGCGGAGGTGGTCTGTAAGCTCCCGTTCCCCCACCGCACCCTTGCGCTGTGACATTCTTCCGCTTGTCACCGATCCCCTGCTTTCACTCATTCATCAGGATTGCCCCGGCCTCACTCAAATCTTCGATGATCTCGCAGTTGGTCAGCCCCATAGCATGGATTTCCCTGTCTCCGCTGCTCAGCTCCACAAGAGCAAGGCAGACTACCGGGTGGGAAACATGGCCGTCGAACCCCCAAAGCAAATTGGCGGGGGCGGGAATGATCTGAAGAATTTTATTCTCGTTCATAAAACTTTCCTTTCTGTTTTGACCGGCTCACAGCCGGAAATAAGCGTTGAGCAGCTGTTCGAATTTATCGCGGTCTGACACATCCAGCAGGGGCGCAAAGCGATGCTGTAATTCGTCTCGTTGCCGGTAGCGGTCACGCCGTCGGCGCTTTGGCTTTGTGCCTCGCAGAATGGTACAGGCTTGTTCAAGAGTTAGCATACGATCCTCCCGGTTGCCTTGTAGAAGGTTGCGTCGACATGGCCGCATGGCCCGCGTCGGTTTTTATCAAGCCACAGCTCCAGCAGAGACGGTGTTCCCGCTCCGCTGCTCTCGCATGGCGGATCGTGCAGCAGGCACACGGTATCCGCGTCCTGCTCGATGGCGCCGGATTCACGGAGATTGGCCATGGTAGCCCGGAACTCTCCGGAGCGGTCAGAAGCCGCAGCCCGGTTTAGCTGGCAAAGGCACAACACGGGAATATTGAGCCGCATAGCCAGCAACTTGAGCGCACGGCTGTTCCGGGTGGTAGATTCATAGAGCGATAGGCGTTTTTCCGGCGGCTCCAACAGGCCCAAATGGTCAATGACCAGCAGCCCCGGCTTTTCCCGGAAGCAAAGGGCTTCGATCTGCCGGACATTCATGCCGGAACGGCGGTTGAACACGATGGGCAGCTTGGAAAGCTGAGACATCCCGCTTGCAAACCGGCGGTATTCCTCCTCAGATAACTGCCCCCCAAACATGAACCGAGCCGCAGAGCCACCGCCCAGATTGCCCACCAGACGGGCGGAACAATCCTCAGAGGACATCTCAAGCGAGGCATAGACAACCTTCACCCCAGATTTGGCGGCGTTCAGTGCGATTTGCAAGGCGAGGGCGGATTTGCCGACAGCTGGCCTTGCTCCGACGATATGTAGACCGCCGTTGATGTAACCGCCGCCCAGCAACTTGTCCAGTCCAGCAAGGCCAGAGGGAACGCAAGGGGCTTTCCCATCGGCCTGACGCTCGACCCGGGCACAAAGGGCATTCAGAGCATCTGCAACGGTTAATGCTTCCCCGGCCCCGCTGTCTTCTGCAAGCCCCTGTATGACCGTTTGCGCGTGGCCCAACGTTTCCGCTGGGGCTTGCTCGGAGGAAAGCAGTTCATTCCCCAGCGCCGCCAGCTTGCGGCCCAAAGAGGCCTCCTTGACGGCGGCGGTGTATGCGGAAAGGTTGGCGGCGGTGGGGGTGATCTCTAGAGTTTTCATCAGCAGTGTGTCCGTGACTTCTGAGCAATGCTGTCCAGCCTCCGTTCGGATGGTGAGAGCGTCAAAGCTGCCGCTTTCGCCATACTGCCGCCGCATAGCCCGAAATACCTCACAGAGCGGGACAAGCGTAAAATCATCTTCGGATAGCCCGGAAGCCTCCGGGAATAGTGTGGGGTCAACCAGTAGAGACCCTATAACGCCGTACTCATTCAGAATAGATTGTTCCACGATTTACCTCCATCCCCCGGTTTCCGGGTCATAAATGCGCTTCGGTTGCTCAGACTGCGGCTTCCCGGCGGGAATTTGCCTCAGCCGTTCCCAAATGATCCCCTGCCAATTCGACGCCATGCAGTCCCGGATCAGGTTGGCGACAGCAGCTTCACCGTACTCCTGTGAATTGCGTTGGACTTGTCCAACCAACGTCTTAAGGCCAATGGGTTTGTATGCCTGCCGTTTTTCCGTCTTGTACGCAATCCACGATTCAAAAGCTGCTTGCAGATCATCACCGAACCCCGTTTCCCCCTGTGGGGGATATAAGGGGGAATTAGTCTTAGTCTTTATATGACTGCACTTTCCACTTCCTTTTTCACTGACTGCTTCGCTGTCGGAAACACTGACTTTTTGTTGGGTACAATCCATGAGAAAATAGGCGTTCGGTGATTTTTTCTTGCCTTTTTCGTATCGGACAAGGCCAGCCTCAACCAATGTATCCCGTGCCAAGATAGCAACCCGTTCTGTTCGAGTATCGATCATGCCCATGAGACGGAAATTGTCTACTTGGATTGATTTCGGCCATCCGGCTTCATTGAAAAGTGCAAGGAGGCGGTAAAAAAGTAGGGTGGCATTGCCTGACAAATAGTGAGTGTGCAGCCACTTGTTAAAACTGTTCAATCGGTCTAAATAGGTCAATGTGACACCCTCCACCATGAAAATACTGCCCGCCATTATAAATCACTGTCCCGTCCCTGCTGCCGCGCCCAGTCTTGAAGATCAGACACCAACACGCGGGTACACCCTCCGAGGTGAACGACTGGAAAGCCCGGCAGCTTCGCCAGCCGGTACACTGTTGGACGGCTGACACCCAACAGCCGGGCAGCTTGGGCCATGTTGACAGCCAGCGGCTTCATTCCGTCCATCACCCCTCACCCTCCCGGATCTCGAACAGCGCGTCAAAGTCGCATGACAGAGCACTGCAGAGCTTTTGTGCCGTGCTTGGGCGGACGGCCTTTCCCTGTTCCACCCGAAGGACTGTCCGCTCAGTTAGCCCGGTTAGTTCACCAAGTCCCCGGAGGGTCAGTCCTTGACAGAGCCGCGTCTTTCGTAATTCACTTCCTCGTGCGAAAATCATTCGTTTCGCCCCCTTTCATTGCTTACATTTTACCACACGAAGTCATTGAATTCGATACGCAATTGGTATCTTAATTCTTGACAAATGATATATACGGTGCTATAAAGAAGGTGAAAGGTAGCTAAAAAAGCGACTATGGAGGTAGCGGAATGGGAAATAGCATAAAGGAACTTGTCGGAAAACGCCTGTTTGCCCTGCGCGGAGATTCAACACTGGACGAGATCGCAGCAAATTTGAACAAGAGACTAGGATACAACTCATTTACTAAACAAAAACTCTCAAAGGTCGAAAAAGGAGGACAAGAAGTAAACTATGAAGATTTGATTGCTCTTGCAAAGGAATACGCTGTTTCAACTGATTACCTCTTGGGATTGTCTGAAGCGAGACTGCCGGAATCAATGGGGACTGTTGAATACACAGGGCTAACAGTTGAGGCCGCAAATTATTTACACTCGATGCACGTTGCAGACGAAACAAGGACAAAAAAGTTAGCAACTCCGATGTGCGAGATGATAAGTGAATTTTTGTGCCACTGTTCCGCGACTTTTCAAGATATGTACTTTTTGTATTTGACCACGAAGGACATGAGTACATTTAAACCGAGGCTTGGATTATTAACGGAAGAACAGGACGCTAAAATGCAGTATAGGGCGTACATGATGGCGAACAAATATTATGGGACGTGTGAAATTGTTTCAGGGAAAAATTATTTACGGTATAAAACGGAACAGATTGTGAATAAAATGCGAGAAGCTGTTTCAAGGACAATTAAACTTTCGGATGCTGTAAAAGCTTGCGACAAAAGGGCAATAGAAAATGCGGAACGGGAATATGAAATCATCAAAAGAAAGCGGCCATCAGAAAAATAAAAAAACCGCCCCCGGTGCTGGAACACCGGAAGCGGTTATAGGGGCAGTAAACTTGCAATGGCCTACTGCCCTCCAATCATAACACGAAATATGGAGGAATTGCAATGCCAAGAAAATCAAATACCAGAGCGGCGCAAGGGTCCGGAAGCATCCGGCAGCGGGCAGACGGCACATGGGAGGCCCGCTTTATCGTGGGGCATGATCCCGGCACAGGAAAGCCGGTCAGAAAATCCGTTTACGGCAAGACCCAAAAGGAAGTCCGGCAAAAGCTGGCACAGGCTGTGGCGGCGGTGGATAATAAAGCATACCGGGAACCGTGTAAAATGACCCTGGGTGAGTGGCTGGACATTTGGGCGGATACATACCTTGAGGGTGTAAAGCCCCGCACAGTGAAGATTTACAAGGATGATATACGGCTCCATATCAAGCCTTATCTTGCGGCGGTGAAGCTGGGAGAACTGGATACCCACACGGTACAAAAGTACTTCAATACGCTCATGACCAGCGGGAAGAAAGTGCCTGTAAGAGATAAGGCCGGAAAGATCGTCAAGAAGGGCGGAAAAACGGTTTATGAAACGGCTCCGCTGTCCGCAAAGACGGTGAAGAACGTGCATGGTGTCTTGCATGGCGCTCTGCGGCAGGCAGTAATCAACCGATATATCCCACTAAACCCTGCGGATGGAGATTTCTGCAAGCTGCCAAAAGTCCAGAAAGAGGAAATAAAGCCTCTTGATGAAAAGCAGATCGCAGACTTCATGAAAGCCATTCAGGGAAACCGCTTTGAGGATGCTTTTCTCATCACCCTGTTCACCGGCCTGCGGCAAGGGGAACTATTGGGGCTGACATGGGATTGTGTGGACTTTGATAACGGTATTCTGACGATCAGCAAACAGATGCAGCTTCATCAAGACAAGGACATGAAAGCATACCAGCTTGTTCCTACAAAGAACAGCAAGGCACGGACGATCACGGCGGCACCCTTTGTCATGGAGTGTCTGAGGCATCGGAAGATAGAGCAGGCAAAGGAACGGCTTCTTGCTGGCCCGCTATGGCAGCAAAGCGGCCTTGTGTTTACGGATGCGACCGGGAACCACATCACAAAGCCGACCCTTTACCGGGCATTTAAGAAAGTCGCTGCGTCCATCGGCAGACCGGACGCCCGCTTTCACGATCTCCGGCATAGCTACGCTGTGGCGGCGCTCCGCTCCGGGGACGATATTAAGACCGTGCAGGGGAATTTAGGCCATGCCACAGCCGCTTTCACACTGGACGTTTACGGCCATGTGACAGACCAAATGAAACAGGACAGCGCAAGCCGCATGGAGCAGTTCATCAAGACCGTTTCCGGCTCCTAAAATGGGGTAAAATTTCTGTAAGGGGTAAAAGATGGGGTAAACGCCTTAAAACAAGCATGATAAAAACCCTGTAACCATTGCGGTTACAGGGTTTCGTTCTGGAGGTGACACCCGGATTTGAACCGGGGAATCAGGGTTTTGCAGACCCTTGCCTTACCACTTGGCTATGTCACCGAAGCCGTATGATTGAGTGCCTATATAGGATACCCTAAAACGCCCCGTTTGTCAAGACAATTTTTATTTTTTCCTGACATCCGAAAAAATATTTTACAAAGGTGTTCAACCGCCTTTCCCGACCTCCGCCCCCCTGTGTCAAACGGCACAAAAAAGTCCCGGCTTTTCACTTTCGATTGAGCGGTGATGCCGCTTTACAGCGGCCAGACCGGGCAGTAAAATAAAAATACGGCAGACTGCCGTTCATGTTGTAAAATCAACCGATGGGAAGGACAGGAGGAGTGTTTATGGTTTCTCAACGGATGCTGCAGCTGGGCACGGCCCGTTCCGTGATCCGGGAGCTGTTTGAATATGGCCGTCAGCGGGCCGCAGAGGTAGGTGCGGAAAACGTATTTGACTTTTCATTGGGAAACCCCAGCGTCCCCGCTCCCGCAGAAGTGAATGATACCGCTATCCGGCTGCTGCGGGAACAGGCAGACACGATTCACTGCTACACCAGCGCCCCCGGCGATCCCGCCGCCAGACAGCGGATTGCTGACTCCTTGAACCGTCGGTTTGGGGAGCAGTATACGGCGGACGAGCTGTACCTCACCGTAGGCGCGGCGGCGTCTCTCTGCTGTGTATTGGGCGGACTGACCTGCCCCGGCGACGAGTACATCCTCTTTGCCCCCTACTTTCCGGAGTACCGGGTGTTTATCGAGGGTGTCAAGGGGAAGGTCAAGGTGATCTCCCCAGAGCTGGAGCACTTTCAAATCGACTTTTCCGCCTTTGAACAGGCAGTCACCTGCCGCACCAAGGGCGTGATCATCAACTCCCCCAACAATCCTTCCGGCGTGGTCTACTCCCGCCAGACGCTGGAAACTCTGGCAGCGATCCTCCGGGCTAAGGAAGCGCTCTACGGCCACCCCATCTATCTGATCTCCGACGAGCCTTACCGGGAGATCGCCTTCCACGGCGTGAAGGTCCCCTGGGTACCGCAGATCTACAAGGACACCATCGTCTGCTACTCCTTTTCCAAGTCCCTTTCCCTCCCTGGCGAGCGGTTGGGCTATGTGTTGGTCCCCAAGCAGGTGACGGACGCTGATGCCGTTTACGCGGCGACGGCAGGTGCAGGCCGCTCTCAGGGATATGTCAATGCCCCCAGCCTGTTTCAGAGGGTGGCGGCGGAATGCTGTGACCTGACGGCGGACATCGGCGTCTATGAACGCAACTGCGCCCTGCTGACCGACGGTCTTCGTGAAATGGGCTACCATGTGGTCCAGCCCGGCGGGGCCTTCTACCTGTTCCCCCGGTCGCTGGAACCGGATGACATGGCGTTCAGCGAGCGAGCCAAGCAATTCGACCTGCTGTTGGTCCCCGGCAGCGGCTTCGGCGCTCCCGGCCACTTCCGGATCGCCTATTGCGTCCAGACGGAAATGATCGAACGGGCGCTGCCTCGGTTCAAGGCACTAGCGGACTCCTATCAATGACATAGCAACGGCAAAATACCCCGGCTCATTTGAAAAGAGCCGGGGTATTTTTATCAGGCAGCGATCCCCGTCCCTTCCGAAGAAAGGACGGGGGTCGTTTATTTTGCAGAAAGTCAGCTTAGTAAGCCACACCCCAGTAGATATCAGTGGTGCACTTCTCGCCGCAGACGGGGCAAACGCCCTCAGTGCCGGACTGCTTGAGCGGCATGCAGCGGCTGGAAACACCTGCCAGCTCCTTCATCTTCAGCTCGCACTCCAGCTTGCCGCACCACTTGGTCCGGGCAAAGCCGCCCTTGGTCTCCACCATCTCCTTGACCTCCTGCCAGGAGTTCAGGTCGAAGGTGTTGTCCTCCAGGTTCTTTTCTGCCTGGGCATACAGGTTGTCGTGAACGGCGGTCAGCAGGCTCTGCACCTGGCTTTCCAGCCCGTCCAGAGCGACAAAGCTCTTTTCGCCGGTATCACGGCGGGCCAGGCAGCACTGTCCCTTTTCCAGATCGCGGGGACCGATCTCCACACGGACAGGCACGCCCTTCATTTCATACTCGGCGAACTTCCAACCGGGAGAGTTGTCGGAATCGTCCAGCTTCACCCGCAGGCCGGCAGCCTCCAGACGGGTCTTGATCTCAGTGGCTGCTTCCAGCACGCCGGGCTTGTGGGCCGCCACGGGGATCACTACCACCTGAATGGGAGCGATGGCGGGAGGCAGCACCAGACCGTTGTTATCGCCGTGGGTCATGATGACCGCGCCGATGAGCCGGGTGGTGGTGCCCCAAGAGGTCTGGAAGGGATACTGGAGCTTGTTGTCCCGGCCGGTGAAGGTCACATCGTAGGCCCGGGAGAACTTGTCTCCGAAATAATGGCTGGTGCCGGACTGGAGGGCCTTACGGTCCTTCATCATGCTCTCGATGGTATAGGTGGCCTCAGCGCCGGCAAACTTCTCCTTGTCGGTCTTGCGGCCCTTGACTACCGGCATGGCCAGCGCGTCGCGGCAGAAGTCAGCATAGCAGTTGAGCTGCTGCTCCGTTTCTGCCATAGCCTCCTCAGCGGTCTCGTGGATGGTGTGGCCCTCCTGCCACCAGAATTCCCGGCTGCGCAGGAAGGGGCGGGTGGTCTTTTCCCAGCGGATCACGGAGCACCACTGGTTATAGAGCATGGGGAGCTGGCGGTAGGTCTGAAGGACACTGTGCCAGTGGTCGCAGAACATGGTCTCAGAGGTGGGGCGGAAAGCCAGCCGCTCCTCCAGCTTGTCGCTGCCGCCCATGGTGACCCAAGCCACCTCAGGGGCAAAGCCGTTGACCAGTTCGCCTTCCTTTTTCAGCAGGCTCTCCGGGATCAGCGCGGGCATTGCCACGTTCTCGTGTCCGGTCTTTTTAAACTCCCCGTCCATGATCCGCTGAATGTTTTCCCAGATAGCGTAGCCGTATGGACGCAGGATCATAAATCCCTTCACGCTGGAATAGTCGATCAACTCCGCCTTCTTGCAGATGTCCGTATACCACTGGGCGAAATCGTCCTCCATACTGGTGATCTGTTCCACTTTTTTGTCCTGTGCCATGATTCTTCCCTCAACTTTATTCCAGAATTGGAGGCAAACAGCCTCCTTTGAACTCATAACGTCTTATTTTATCGTCTTTTTCCCCTGTTGTCAACCATTTCACCCCAGGGCCAGAGCAACCGCAAATGCTATCGTAAAACCCGAAGGATGAAACAGTCCTTCGGGCTTTATTTTTTCCCAGGAAAGGGGGTGCGCGT